TTAGGGCAATGTGGGCGGGCTCTGTCCAATTATCTGCTCTATTATGAATAATATCAAGGTTGTTTTTAGAAAAAGAATAGGCAACGGCGGTACTACAAACAGGATAAATTATATCTTCTAACTCATCGTGCATCAAATCTTCTGGGCTATATACAATTCGTAATCCTACCAATTTTCTTTTAGCAAGCCACCATATTCTTTTCCAGCCATAAGGAAGTCCGGTCATTCTCCTCATGGTGTCCGTAACATCTTTAGCCTTTTGTGGTGAAAATTCTACGGTGTCTACAAAAACACTACAATCTTCTTGAAAAGTTTGATGTATCCAAATAGGTACTGGACGATAAACATCTATAGTTCCAGGAACAGCCTTAACATCTCTTGCTAAATTATGTGAGACACCGCCCTTTGTGTCACTACTAAACTCTAAAATCTCTATTAGTCCGTTTGGGCGAGAGGCTAAACCAACATGAGTATAAGAATTGTTAGTATATGTTTTCACAAACCAAGAATACCAAGCATTTCCTCTAAATAATAAAACGTCCCCTTCTTTAATAAGATAGAATGCTTTATGGTAGGGGATTTTTTGAATTACTGGCGGTAGTGAGTGTGTCATTATGTTTTCTATAAAGATCTTCTATAAGTAGTCTTTGTGCTTGCATATCTTTATATAGGTTTGTTGTTGATTGGTCTAATCTTTCCAAAGATTTTATAATAGAATCAGATAATTTATTGTGGATATTTTCATAATTTTCTATTTGTCGTTGAACAGTTATGGCTTGTAATGATGTATTATGTGATGTATAAATAAATAATCCAACACATATTATAGTCATAAATAGTAAAAACATTAAATATATTAATTGTTTATTAATATCAAAATCTCCATAATTGATTTTATGGTGTAGGTTTGTTTTTAATGCCATTAATATAAATATTTTCAATCATATCTCTCTGTTGTCTTAACTCTACATAGAGACTATTATTCGACTTTTCAATACGAGACAGACTATCCTGAATATTTTTTTCTACTTCGGACTGTCGGGCTTCGTGAATGGTTACTTGATAAGACGCTTCGGTTGCTGCATTTTCGGCAATATACGCCGCATAAACAGACCAAGCCGTACATGTCAGTATGATGGACACAAAGGTGGTTAATATTGCAACCTGTTTCTTCAAACTATTATGGAAGGTTTTATAATATTCCATTCCTACCACGTCCTTGTGTTTGATATCACATTCTTCGGCGGTGCGGTATTGTGTGTGTGCTGGAACCATAGTATGCCTATTCTCGTGTAAATGTTATGTAATGTCAAAGAATAAAAAACATAAAAAGGGGCTAACTATATAGATTAGCCCCATTTTGGTTTATCTAATTACCACAAATAACGAGCTTTGTAGTCGTCTTGAACAGGTGTTAGTTTGGGTTCTTTGTAGACTAATTCACCAGGAATAGCACCACTGGGTAGAGCAGCTTGATCAGCTTCACCGCTGGTTGTGTTATCGTTAGCGGAAATACTATATAGACCGCTTGTATCAGCAATTGGATAACCACTATCCCATGCACCAGTAATTTGATTCCATTTATTAGCACGCAAAGAGGTAGCAGTTAGAGTGCCGCGAACAAGCATTTTGCGGTGAATACTGTCGCGAACGGTATTTCCACCGCTGCGTAGCTTGGTAAAACCGGTATCACCATGAATGTGTTCGGTATATGCACCACCGCGTTGCATAATATAATAGCCAGCTTCCAATTCGCCAGCATTAGTACCAGCAACTACCGACTTAGCTAAATCATGTCCATTACCAATACCTGTAACAATAACGGACAGACTATTGGGTGTACCCAGCCCAGGTTTGAGATTATCGACAAGAGTTGTAGTGGTTCCAACATGTTGGGCAGCACCGCCATCAATTTTATATGTGGGAGCACCAGTAATTACAGCATCATCAGAAATACTATAAACAGTACCATTTAATTCAGAACATATTTCGCAGGTCCTATCGTCCATTCCTGCCGTCCATTTTACTTCCTTCACTCCTAACTCCTTAAAATTATCTATTGCTCCAAGATTAGCCATCCTATTACTTTCAGTTCTTGCTATAATATGACTTCGTGATTGAACGTCCATTAGCATAGTTCTATTACCGTCAGCATCTTTAATTACTCCATTTTCATTATAATCATAAAGAGGTTTTATAATTTTTCTATCCTCTAATGTTCTTTCTAATTCCTTAATACTTTTATTTCCAGCAAAGGCTTCACTTAAAGCTAATTTAAACCTTACTAGGTCTCTTGGTGACATATATCCGGCTGCTTTCTCTATTGCATTTGCGGCTGCTAAATCTGTAAATCCATCTTTTTGAATTGCAGTTATTATATTTTGATTATAATATGATTAAAGCACAAAATGATATTGAAACTAAAAAACAAGATGTATTGCAAGGATTACAGGTTACAAATAAAGGAGCAGCAGAAGTACAAGTAAAGAAAGTAGCAATAGATAAAGAAGAAAGTAAGAAATTACCTAAGCTTCCTGAAAGTAAAATTAAAGGAATATATAAAGAAAAATGTAAATGTAATCAATGTTTAAAAGAAGATGCTAAGGATTACACCATAAAGGAATGGGTCAATATCAACATAGATGATTATAATCAAATCCTAATAATTCAGCTATTTGCTCTTCACATTGTTGCCTCATTCCAGGTGAAGTATTTGCAACTTGTAATAATAATTGAATTTGTGCTTTTTTATCATCTTCACTTGGTTGACCCCAAACTATATCAAATTCAACAACTAATCCAGCAGTTTTTAATATTCTTTTAAATATTTTTTCTTTTAAAACACAACCAAATTCATTTTGTAGATTTTTAATTCGTCTTTCAAATCCATCCATTTGAACTTTAGCTAATCCTTCTGCCACGTTCCCTGCCCCAAGTAATACTTCAGGAACTTGGAAGCTATAACTAAGTAATTTATAATCATTGTTTAATATCTCTGTGAACTTATCACCAATATTTCCAAAGTCAAGTACTTTCATTTCTGCATTTGGTCCTGTAACCCATTCTGTTACCTCATCCATATACTGCAACTTCTCACCAAATGCATTTATATCTCCTTGTGAAGGATAATCGTCTTTTTCTGCATTTCCTAACTTTACATGAATAGGAGAATTAGCTTTTCGCTTAGTTAATTTATGAATTGCTTTTTGAGCCATTAAGAAATCGTTAATTGTAGTTAAAGCAGGATAAATAATTCCTAGTCCATAAGGTTTATCTCCGATAACATTAACATTAAACTCTGCTATCTCACTAGGAGTAAAAGGAATAACCTCTTCAGGATTAATTGACATTTTATTAGTACCAATATATTGGTTATATCTAATTACTGTTCCAAATTTATCTCTGACTTTATACATTGAGTTACTATCAACTACTTTAAACACGACTTCTTTTTTTGAATCGTTAATTCCGGCTAGTTCTAAATAGCCTGGTCCTTTACTAAATGCTTCTTGTAACCAAGGAGATAGACATTGTTTTAAATTAGTTTTAGACATAACTTCATTAAGTTTTTGAAGTCCCTTCTCATCATCACATTCAAAGAATAATCCTTCAATAATATGTCCTAACTTTTCTTTTAATACATCCACAACTCCACTCCCTAGTCCGGTTTCGTCTATGTAGATTTTGTTAAATCTAAAACAGCAGCTTCGGTAGGATTGATAAATAACAAGTTAGGCTTGTAGTTCAATAATCTCATTTGCAACATAGCAGCACGAATAGCATCTGCATTATTAGGCATATCTACTTGGTCATCAAGAGCAGTAGTAGTATAACCAGAAGCAACAGTTGTAACACCTGCAACAGTAGTTGAAGATAAGGTTGAATCTAAAAGTTCGCTATCAATCTTTTCTAAAAGGTCAATACGTAACATTTTATCAACGTCTGCTCTAAATTCTACCATATCGTTTAAAATTTCACGGGAAACATTAGCACGAACAGCTATTTTTTTAGCAACAGAATTTTCTTCTGCATAGTCCCAATCTTTCAAAGGCTTCAAAACACCTTCTCCAATAAATGCAGAACCACCATCTTCGTTAATTCTATTAGACCAATAGATTGTACGACCTGATGTTACACCTTTCAATAATGAAGGTAATACCAATGGTTGTTCTCTTGGAACTGATTGAATGCCGGGCACTACTTCATAAGAAGTTAAATGTGTTCCACTTGTAATGTTTGCAGTAGTAAAGGCAGCAGCAACCTTAACGGTCAAATCAGCTTTTTTGCCTGTTTCTAACGATTTAGCAACACCTTGTAGTTGCTCTTTTGTAATTCCTTGTTCTTTCATTTCTGAACCTTTGTTTTGTGCAAGTTTAGCTATTTCAGCACCTTGCGCTTCAATACTTGCTTTAATAGTGTCAAAATCTTCTTTGCTAACTTGCAAAGCGAATTTTTCTGCTACATCAGCATTTAATTTCTCAATTTGCGTATTCAAATCTTCCTTTGTAATTCCTACTGGAAGTCCTGATTTGAACGCATCAAGCATTTCTTGTAATGCTTTTTTAGTTTCTTCGTTCATCTTACTTAATGTTTAATGATTGTTTAATAATTGTTTTAAATTCATTTATATCCATTTGAGTGTCTAACGGCTCACTATTAGCTTCTTTGTGAGTGCTATCCGGCTCATGTTTCATATCTTCTTCTTCTTCATCTCTACCTCTTACAAGTAGAGTAGGTGTGGCATAATTACTCCCAAATACAACGGCAGAACCCTCCACCATTTTAGCTTCTGTAACAGCCCAAAAATAGCCATTATCGTCTGCTACTTCTTTATTAACCACCATTGGATAGTATTTATCCCAATATTCCTTTTCTTCCCTTGCCCATCGTTCTTCTGAATTAATACATAAATACAAAGTAACATAGCGCATCCCAACAGAATGATTATCTACATAACCTTGTTTGTATTGTGAGAACATATAAGAATTGCGATGCTCTTTAATGATAGCATCAAAAATCAATGCTTGTGTGCTGCCTTCAAAGTCAAAACCTAATGATTTCCAAGACATTGTTTTTACGCTTGGTGTAACTTGGTCTGAAATAATACATTCAAAGGTCGCTTTATGCTCTTTCAGTAGCTTTATTTTCTTTTGTTCACTCAAAGATTTATTCCAAAGTTTAGGAATATGGCAATCCATGTGTGAATCAATGATATTTGTAGTATTAATAACTACTTTTACTTGTATAGTGCCAATTTCAAGCTGTTCAGCGTTCATTTCAGCCTTATCAGCAGAATCTTTATCAATAAACTTGGCATTAATGAAATCAATACCATCAGAATGTTTAATTGCACCCTTTTTAGAATCAATAAGTGATTTCTTATTATCTACAAGGTATTTATGTAGTTCTTCTTTGGTATTAAATTCCATATTCATTTCTTTACGATTTTAGACTGTTTAACAACCGTTTTGTCCTTTAAATCCTTTACTTGCTGTTCTGTTAGGCTCATTTTAGGTATGGTGTTAAGTAATTTTTAGCTTCAATATCTGATATAAGCCCTTTTTCTACTAAAGGAATTACAGCGTTTGCTGCTTGTTGAAATGCTATTGCACTTTGTTTAAGGCTTTCTTGAAAGAAATCCATGTGCGACCAATCAGGCTCATAAGTCCAATCTCTTTTTGGTACTCCTACGAGGTCTAAAATGGCATTATAAGTAGCTTTCCCTTCTGGTATAACAGTTGATGTATAAAACTCTGCTCTTGCTTCGGGTAATGCTTTATAGCGTGTTTCATCAACAGCCATTACAGGGGGAACGCCAAAAGTCTTATAAATCTGAAATTCTGCCATTTTATAGATAGCAGGTAATT